GATATCCCACAGTTGGAAATGATTGTAAAAATGGGATTAAGCGAGATCGCGGCGTCCATGGTCCGGTGTGAGTGCGGCATCATAGCAGACACAAATGCAAAACGGCTGGATAAATTCCTGGGAATCCGGAAAGAGCGGACACAGCAATTGATTAAAAGCAAAGGCAACTGTGCACTCCTGGAAGTTATAAAGATGGAAAAGAATCTGAAACAGAACTGGACAGATGAACAGATCGAACACCTGGCAGTGACAAGACTGAAACAGGGACAGGTCGAACAGGCATTACAGTACATGGGCATACAGAAGCTTCTGAACCGGATAGAACGGTATGCCGGATGCAGATATGAAAGTGCCTGCCTGCGTGCACAGGAACGGATCAGACACATGGCAGTAACCTACACGGATTACCTGGGTATGCGGCTGTCACTCGGGTATGACCTGACGAACACGGTATACCAACAGCCGAGGGACCTGGAAGCGGCACACAACAAGATGGCAGCAGAACAAAACAAGAAAGAGGCAGACAAACGTCTGCAGGAAGTAAAAAAGAAATTTGCAGGCATCCGGAACAGCTACCGGAAGCTCAGAAACCGGTATTTCTATGAGGATGATGAATATATCATCCGGCCGGCAAGGTCAGCGGAAGAGATCGTTATGGAAGGCAGGATCCTGCACCATTGCGTTGGTGGGGACAGATATCTCGGAAAACACAATGACGGACAGACCTACATTCTGATGCTGCGGTTTGCAAAAGAACCGGAGATACCGTACATAACCGTAGAGATCGAGCGGGACACGCACCAGCTCATCCAGTGGTACGGAGCACACGACCGCAAACCAGATAAAGAGCACATGCAGAAGTGGCTGGATGATTATGTGGGGCATCTGAAACAGAAAGATGCAGAAGCAAAGCAGAGGGCACAGAGCGTGGCGTAAGGAGGGAATATGGAGTACACACAGATCACACTGAATGACTGGATGGAAATGAAACAGAAGCTGAAACAGGAACTGCTTGGCGTGAAGCAGTCCTTTGTCCGGATCGGGTACGCACTTCGAAAGATCGATGATGCGAAACTGTACGAACAGGACGGATACAAGAGCATTGCAGAGTTCGCAAAATCCGAATATGGACTGGAAGGTTC